TGGCTAATTGCTGCGTGGTAGTCATTATAACTAGCAAGCAAATTTGCAATGCCTTTTGCCTGATCGGTTGTGCCAAGTTTGCCTGCACCCTGAAGGGATTGGAAATCCTTGAGAGCATTTTGGGCATCTACAGTCTTGGTTGGATCCTTGTAACTTGCCCACCAAATTGGATTCTGTTGAGCGTAAGATTCACTTACTAATTTCCAAGCCTGTGAAATCTGACCAAGGGCAGTTACGTTATTAGTCTTCTTGGCTTCTTGGATTGCTGCTTGGTAATCTTTGAAGTCCTGACCAAGATCAACCCAACCCTTGGAGACATAAACAGAGTTCATAAACTCTGCCGGCGTCTGCTGGGAACGAAGGTGCATTGTAAGCAACTTGTTCTCAATAGCCTGAACATCTCCGCCAGTTGTATTCTGCGGGATGAGATAGGCGGCACCATTTGGGTTTGACTTAATGATGTCATTGTTGTTAGAAAGCCAATTGATGGTTGTATCAGAAAGCGGAATTGTGGCTCCGTTTTCTTTGGTCTTTGAGAAGCCTACTGTGTAGGAAATTGCTTGGTTACCATGAGTAGCAAGGAATTTATCCTGAGCTTGGGCAAGGGTCATGCCGTTCTTGATAAGGCTCTGGTATTCATCGCGTAAGGATTGCAAGTTCTTATTGTAATCCATATTGGTGACATTTGGAGCCAACGGAAGGAAGAATGAAAGTAAGCCTTGGATAAACAAATTTGACTTTGCATTATTCTCAATTTTGTCAAGAATCTGCTGTTGTTGAGCAGGTGGCAACATTGGGAACTTGTCATCAATAATGCCATGGTATTGAGCGCTGGCAATGGCAGTAAGTGTTGCATTGTGTACTGCGTTGACACGCTGATCCATTGTCAAGCCATTGTAAAAATCACGAACGCTTGAGTTCGGCAGGACAGTATTGATCCAGTCGGTTGCTGGGTATCCGCCAGAGGCGACGTTTGCAACTTTTTCCATCCAAGGGAAACGCTTACCAAGATCGGTAAGTGCAAGATTGGCCATTGGTGAGATACCTGGCATCTTAACTTCTGGTAGAACCGTAGCTAAAGATGCGGTGTTTCCAATGGTGGATTCTGGCATACCAGAAAATGAATCTATGCCAAGGGCTTGGAAACCACGAAGGGCAGCGTTGCCGAATTCACCGACAAGTGGGTACACAATGTACTGCTTACCAGTTGAATCTGTATGGACAAATCCTGGGTTATTCATACCTTGCTGAATCATCTGGAAATCTCGGAATGTGCGGATAGCACGGCCGTCTTGCAAGCCAAGGCGACCAATACGCTTGAGTGCCTGCTCCTGCGCAAAATAGAATGGGAACAAGTTGCGGCTCATTGTTGCCCACTGGCTGCGAAGTGCAGGGTTGTGGATCAATGGCACGATTGCAACTGTTGCCTTCTGACCGGCAATACGGAGTGCTTCATCCTCACTAATTGCTCCTGAGTCAAGCAATGGCTTGAGATCACGGAAGTTCTCGTAAAGGTAATGAGCAAAGATTGGCTCACGTGAGATGTGGTCAATGACTGGGTTAATAAATGTACGGTATCCAAGGTCAAGAACCTTGTCCATTGGATTGCCCCAGTTTGGCTTGTGAGACTTTCCAAGGATAGCAAATGGGCTATCTGTAGTTGGAATGTTCTTTAGCGCAGTTTCATAAGTGCGCTCGCCATTCTTGATATTGTTAATAAGATCCTCATGGATTACTCCAGAGGCACCTTCAACTAAACCACGGAATGATGAGACAACTTCATTGGCATATGATGCTGGGTCGCCCTTAGATAGACCAACCATTGTTGGGCGTAGATCGGCATATTGAGCTGGATCTTCTACACGTGCTTGGAAGTCAGCCTTGACTCGTCCCCATTTATCATCATTGGAAAGTGTTGACCAATCTGATGACTTTGAAAACTTTTGCCATGATGCGGCAATATCCTGAGCCATTTGCTCATTGCGCAACTTGGAAAGGTTCTGCGCCCAGTACATATGGTAATGAGGATTTGTACCAGTAAGGCTTGCAATTTCTTCAGTTGGCTTGGCTGTATGACCCATCAACTGAGAAAGAATATCTACACGATCTTCAGCATTATTCTTAAATGACTTGCCGTGATCTGATGCAACGCCCGCTGGGATACCGACGTGACCCATCAACTGCTGGTACTTGGTAACAACATCTAACTTATCAGCTGCTACATAAGGAGCAATCTTGCTGTTAATAAAACCTACTGGGCTTACACGGTTACGCAAACCACGAATGTCAGTAGCCAACTCATTGGCTCGTTCTGTAGCGCTAAGGCTCTTGTAAAGGTCAGCCTTTTCTTGAATCAGTTTAGTAACGGCGTTGTTAACTACCGACTTGCCTGAAAGAAGGGCAGCATGATCTTCGCTAGTCAAAGCCTGTGCCGCTGAATCAGCGTAACGAGCAATAGTATTATCATCTATCTTGTGCAAGATATTGTACTTTGCTGCGCTCTGCGCTACTTGGCTCTGGATATAGTCACCAAGACCGGCACGGATGATCTGATGAAGTGCCTCAGATGAGGCTACACGTAAACCAAAACCTGTTGAGAAAAGGGTAAGTGGAGCAAAGATTTTGTCGGTGTAATAAGTAAAGCCATCATCCAACTTTTGGTAAAGAAGACTGTGAATGGTTGACTGGCGCATGGCATTGCGCAATTCTTTGAAGTCAATAAATGCGTTGCTACCGCGTTGCCAAGACCAGAGGGCTACACCTTGCTTACCGCCATCTTTCATGTCTACATAGCCGCGTGGTGCGCCTGATTCATCATGGCCGTAGGCAATGTTTGTCAACTCACCATTATCTGTAGCGCGTTGCGCCTGTGACATAACCTTATCAACAATTGCATCGTTGCCTGAAAGACCAGCATTTTTAACAACTTCTTTGACAAGGTTGCCATACATCTCTTGCTTTGTGGCAAGGTCTGGCTCAAGCATAATCTTTGCAGTATGTTCAAGTGCAAGGTCATGCGGCATAGCGTAATAAGCCGTGTTGTAAATCTGTGAACCAAGGTTTGGGTCATCCCAAGTAAAGTTTTTACCAGACTGCTCAAGAGTCTTGGCATTAATAGACAAAGCCTTGTATCCGGTAAAGGTACGCACCTTGGCAGCAAGGCCATTAAGTGCTGCTTCTTTTGCACCAGAGATGTCTAGCATGCCTAGCTTTCCTAGGACTGTTGGCAATGCTCCCTGAAGGATTTGCTTCTTTACAGAACCGTCTGGGTTAACCATTGGGTTGCCCGCCTCATCAACAACTGTAGATGTCTTAGGCAAAAGCAAGTTGCGTTCTTCGTTAAGCGAAGTGCCAGACTGGCGAACAGCCTGAAGGCCTTTGTCAACAAATGCACGAGCAACGGTCTGGGTAGGCAAAATAAGAGTTGTGCGTGGCACAGCATCCTGAGCAACAAGTTCTGCTGAGTAAAGACTCTTACCCATTTCATTAACAACCTGTTGTGGCGTTGTGGCTTTTGCTAAGCGTTCTGCCTCATAGGTAGTAAATTGGCTGCGTGGGAACAAACGCTGGATCTCAACTGGGTTTGATGTTGAAGCGATCGTATCTACCGCACGGCGAAATCCTGTGTTGATCGGATTGTCGTAAGCGTCAAGAACTTGTGATCCGCTATAAGCCTTGCCTGAATAGGCAACCATAAAGTCGTTAATAGACTTTGATTGTGAAGCGATAGGTAGCGTAGCCTTGATTTGCATTGGCTTACCGGCTTCATCAAGTAATGTTTTACCAGCATCGTCAACAGCTGCGCCAACATATTTACCTGACTTGAGGGCTGCGTTTAATTGTCCACCTTTAACAAGTGGATCTGCGCCAAAATCAAATACGGCATCGGCTACACCAGAAATAGTTTGACCAAATCCATGTTCAGTGTCTTTTAATGCTGAGAATCCAGGCAATTGGCCAAGAGCGTTAGAAAGATCGCGTCCAGGAGAAACCAAATAGTTTGGATCTTGTGACTTGGCAACTGAATCTTTGAAATTTGGAATAAGTTTTGCTAAGTTGCGTTCGCCTGCTAATGCAGCATCTGCGCCAGCAACGGCTCCAAGTGGGCCAGCGGTAAAAAATCCAGCAGTGGCTCCGCCTGCTACACCAAGAGTGGCAAGTACACCTTGCCATACAGAATGGTCAGTATAAACGCTATGAAGAAACTTGTAATCTTTTTGAATTTCCTGTAATGGTTTATTAGCCCATTGCATGATGGTGCTAACGCCAGGAATCTTGCTTAAGCCTTGAGTGACTGCGCCTGTGGCTTTCTGTGCGCCACCTAAAATGTTAGACCATACAGAGTCTGAATTGTATTGCTGTTGATGATCGGCAAGTGCCTGAGCATGGGTAGCAATGGTCTGTGCGCTGGCTAGTGTTAAAGCCGTATTTGTATTGCCTGAAGCAATCGCTGCGGCTCCAATTTGTGGAGACTTCTGCATGAGTTCAGGGTGATACTTCGCAATTGCGTTGGCGAGATCAACCGTAGGTGGAGTATTGCTTGATGGCATAATGTTTGGATTAGCCATAGATTACTGTCCTAAAATTGAGGCGAGGCGTTTTAATTCTGGGGAAGCATCTGGGGAAGCCGCCAAAGTTTGTACTGCTTGGCGAGCAGAAGCGCCACCACCCATTTGCATTTGGTTCATTCCAATTGCTGCAAGTCCTGGACCAGCACCCGTTGCTGCACCTGCTGTAACAGGTTCATTAGGGAACTGTGTTGGAGCAGTAAGAGGAACTATTGGCTGCTGTGGTTGTGGCTGAGGTTGTGTTTGTCCACCTTGCTGTGGCTGCATAGAAGATGCAGGTGCTGGCTTTGGTGGATTGTTTGTCTTTGCCATTGGTGCAGATGCCTGCATATCCATTAGCGATTGTGCGTCTCCGTAATTAGGCATACCTGCCACATAACGAAGTGCTTGCTTTGATGCTGGTCCGCCATCGGTTCTTTGGCTTAAAGCCCCAGGGCCTGATGTCATTGCTGGCTTATTTGCCTGTGGCATGACTTATTCTCCCTCTTGTAATGTCTCAATGGTTCGGGCTGCATACTCGTGGAAGGATTCTTTCTCATCCACGAAACTTGCTTGGTGTTCAAACATCTGAGTCAAGATGTCAAACCCGCTTGCTATATCAATTAAAATTGCTGCGGTTGTGTCAGCGAGAAGGGCAAAGACATCCCACTTGGTTACCCGCGTTGGTACTTTGCCCAACTCGTCTGACATTTAATTACTTACCGCGTGGCTTACCAGCTGTTGTGCCAACGCCTTTTGTGCCTGAAGGCTGAACGGTGTAGAGGATTGTTGACTTTCCTGTACCCTCTGGACCCTTCTTAGGCTGGATCTTTGTCTTCTGTGTGACGGCTTCGGATGATCCGTGTCCGCCTTGGTTCTTTGGTGAAGGAACCTTTGTAGTCAATGATGACTTCATTGTTGCCATAATGTATCTCCTATAGGGGGTTTGTTTGATCGCCAGAAACGTTAGGCTGGCGACCTTCTGGAAACAGAAGCGCTAAGCGCTGGCTGTCCAGAAGATGAAAGTCCTGCTAATAGATTCTGCAACGCAGAACCGCCACCTTGCGGCGCAGGCATTGGTGCGCCACCTTGCGGTGCGCCTTGCGGTGTAGGAGCCCCAGAAGGAACCTGTCCAGGGGCTTCAGCCTCACCTGCGGTAGCTTCTTCTGGGGATACTGGAGCGGGCGCAAATGCTTGGGCAATAACATCTTCAATGTTATCTCCAGCCATGCGTCCCTTAATCGCTGCGGCAATTGCTGTGATTGCCTTAGAAGGATCTTGTCCTTGTGCAGCCATTGAAGGAATTGCTTGAGCGTATGCTGCAACTGATTGCATCAACGCATCACGTAATTCTTCTACTTCAACTCGTTCTTCTTCCATGGTGACGTTCATCTCCCATGGCATCTGACGACGCAAGAAGTCGCGTGAGATTAACTTATCTCCACGAGCCTGAAGTCCGAATACCAAAGCACGGTTTGGATCTAGTCCAGCCATCATGCCATACGATACATCGCACCAATAATCACCCTGAATATCTTTCTTCGGAGTGTAGGTAATCTCATAAGGCGCACCGGCATTTACACCGCGTACTTCCTTTTCAACATCACCAAATAGTTTTTCATCCATCAAGAAGCAGATACGCATGACGTGGCGGAACGCCTCAGCAAATACAGCCTGTGCTGTCTTGACCTGAGTATCAAAGCCACCCATGAGTGCTTCTACGCCACGGCCTGTGACAATAGATCCTGACTGCTGACCTAGACGGCCCTGTGGGTAACGTGAACCAACACGTAGTTCCTGATCTAATGCAGCTGTCTCTTGGAAGATTCCGTTAGGAATATTGAGATCAACGCGACGGATCTTTTCAGGGTTGGCTGATCGGATGGTTGCGTCTGGGCCAATCTCAAGTACGTTAACGTCTGCTGGCAAAGCGAATGGTGCCTGTACAGACTTCTGTGCTGCTTCCAACTGCAAGGTTGCAAAGCGAGCGCGAGCGACTTGAACCCACATGATGTCATCAAACTGACCACGCTGGTGTTCATCAGAGTCAATGCCAGGACGTGTAGCAATAACTACTGGCAGTTCGCCAATAAGATTCTTTGCGCGTTCTAGGACAAGGTTCTTGCGCTCAGGGATAAAGAGGATGAGTTCATCCTTGTCCTGATAACGGAATACTTCAAGCATGCGCTCTGAGTTACGGTTCTCATACGGTCCACGTAGTTGTGGCTCTAACTCTGGAAAATCATTGATGAGTTCACGCACGGTCTTATTGTAGCGACGTGTGTATGAGAGCAACTTGCCAAAACGGTCATGCTCAGGGTATGAACCAATTGGGTTATCCATACGGATCATTGGGCGATTGTTTTCCCAATCAGGCTCAATGACAAATGCGATCATGCCGTAAGTAAGGTAGCGATCTGCACCGGTGTACATCTGGGTCTGTAGGTTACAAGTATCGCGGTAGCCAGCGGCAATCATTGTGCGCTTATCGGCTCGCTTGCGGGCGCGATCTGAGATGGCATCTGTTGTATCGCAGTTAAATGCTGGGAGCGGAGCGATAACTTCTGCTACGTCGCGGGCTGCAATGTCAATGAAGTTTGACACCATTGGCTTAGGGAATTCATCTGGGAACATTCCAGGGAATACCTGCTGGATGTTGCCCTGACGGATTGAGAGAAGATCAGACCAGCGAGAATCGCGGGTGTGGAAGTGGTCGCGTAACTTGCGTACCTTGATACCTAATTGGTCAATATCCATGGCCATAGAAGGTTCCCCCGTTCGTTGCTAGTTTTTCCTGTAGTCTTGCGTATTCTTCCAAGTTGACGACCTTACGGTTTGCTATCTGTTGGCGCGTGGCAAACTTATTCTTAACGAATGTCTGCCCGTATGAACCCATCTGGTTGATGTAGTCCCGCATCTGCGTCTCTGCAAACCAAAGCGCCATAGGACCGTCTTGCTTGTTCTTTGTTCCTGCTGACCAAGTAATCAACTGCTCAATCAGCGACTTGATGTGTTCGTTATCGGCTCGTGGCAGTTCCAGTAAGTTGTTCTTTAAGAATTTGCCTTGGTTGTCGCACGAGCCGAAAAGTGGTGCCATAGAGGCTACGCCAAACTCTGCATCCATTTTGTTGGCACCTGTGTAGTGCTGAACAAGGCGGATGCCTCGTGAGGCAAGGAACTTGTTGATCTGCTCATCTTGAGTCAGGAACAATTGGAAAGCATTTTTCTCAATGACCCAGAC